TGCTCTAATCCTTTTAAAGTTTCTGTGTTAAATGTTGATATACTGTTTTTTAACACGTTAGCTGTTAAAGGATAATCTAACATGTCATTTATTTTTTTAGATATATTTTCACATATTCTTAAAGTTAAATATAGACTAGCGTTATTTATATGTTTAGTAGCTATATTAGAAGCTTGTGCCGCTAGTTTTTGCAAACCTACTAACGTGCTTTTATCTGGCGTGCTACCATCTCTAGCTTCGTTAAGCCCGGTAACATCTCTTATCATTTGTAAATAATAATTGTAAGTAGATATTAAACTTTGTATTTTAGCTTGACCAGAACCAGTAGACAATTCTTGAACAGGTATTTTACCTCTATTAGGATCACCATCTTGAGTTAAAGATCGACCTACAACAGAACCTGTTTGAAAATACATGTTTAAAGCCTCTTGAGGATTATAATTAGTTCCATTTCCTAAGTCAACCTCAGCTAAACCATCCATATCTAAGAACACACCATCTGGAACCATTCTTGCGATGACTTGTTGTAACTTTAAATGAGTTAATTGAATCATATCCGCAAAACCAGTTATTCTACCTACAGTTGAATCAATACGTCCTTTGTATATTCTAGGTGCGCATATAGCGTAATTCATTTCTACTTTAGTTGTATCTGCAAAAGGCCTAGTCATGTTAGGACACATCTCCCATTTCAATAATATATTAGCACCTAAAACTTTAACTCCTCTATATAAAACTTCTATAGTTCTACCTACTCTCTCAAAATTATCATTTTCAGGCGGATTAAAAGTATCCGGTTTTTCAATTGCTTTCAGTAGACCGCTTTCAGTTTCTTTTATTTTAAATACTTGATGACTATAGGTTTTATATTCAAAATATAATAAAGGAATACCATTTGAATCCCAAGCTTGATTTCCAAAACCATATTTACTTTCTTGGTTTCCTTGGTTTTGTTGTATTTTTTCTAATACTTCATCAGTTAAGTTTGGAAATTGCTTAGCTATTTCTGGTAATGTTTGAGGCTTTAATTCACCTACGTAATATATATCTTCAAAATTAGGATCTTCCGTGTAAGAGTATATTAAACTTGAAGGATCAACGTAGTCAATTGTTATACCGTTTGATACATTAAAATCCGTTTTAACAGCTCCAATACCACAAGTTACTAAATCATAATTTACTCTACGTCTAATTAAATCCCATTTATTAGTATCTAATACCTGATTTATAACTTCTTCTTCAGCAATTTCTACAGATTGCTTATAAGTTAATTGCATATGAAGTTCTAGTTCTTCAGGCGTTTGTGGTAATTGATCTTCTGGTACGTTAGTGTTGTAAAGTTCTTTACCTAGCACGGCTGTTATTTGCTTCATAGTATCTCTAGCAAATATATCTTGAGCTAATAATTCAGCGTAATTTGTTCGTTTTTGAACTGAAGAAGGATCTTGCGCATATGCGTTTATATCATAATCTTTATTAGAAATACCATTAGATAATATATCTACAAATTTTGATATAATAGGTACTGGCTTCCAGTCTAAATTAAGATAAGACAAATCACCGTTAATAGATAATTCATCTTTATATTTTTGAGTAGGTTGTTCACCTCTAGCGTATAGCCTAAGTCTATTGTAATTATTCCATGTAGTTAGGTATCTATTGCCACTTGTTCTACCTACGTTGAACCACTCTTGTTCTATAGCTTGAGCAACTTGCTCGCCATATTCTAAGGATGCTTTTTCAGCGTCGCTAACCACTTGGCTAGGAAAAATGCTATTACCGTTAGTATATACTTTTCTCATTTAATCTATCATTTTAGATAATAACCCACTATTATCATATTTTTTTATTCCTAAATCATAATTTTTTCTTACTACTTGTGGAATAGGTCTATATTTATTTTTATTGCAAGCCATTATAGCTAAGCCAGAGCTAATAGAAGCATCGTGTGTTGTTCTATTATTAATATTAAATTTAGTCCAATCTTCTAAGGTTCTTTGGAAATATGTGTCTCCATATGTATTATCATTTCTAAGACCAACATAACTTTCTATATAACTTTCTATAGCCGCGGCATGAGCTTGTATTATATCTTGACTAGAATTAGGTATTCCACCAATCTCTTTTTCTGTTATTGATAGTTTATTATATATTTTATCTGGTCTATTCATTGCAAAACCTCTATAACCTCTACGTTTAAAATGATATAATAATCTAGGTTTGTTATTCTCTGCAAGTATTGGCATACCATAAAATATACAAGCCATCAACACGTCTTCAAAAAACATTTCAGCTGTTTGTGGTCTTGCTATATATTCTAAAAAGAAATGATTTGGAGGTACGTCTTCCATGCTAAACTTAGTTAAACCATGTAAAGATCCATTAGAACCTCTTCCGTCTACTGTACCTGATATATCATAACTATCACAACCAAAAGCTCCTAACGTTTCATTACCAGGACATTTGTTACCTAATTTACTTATTACATTGTTTTGTAATCTTTTAGGTGGAACCCATGAAACAAAAAATCTACCATTTCTATTTGGAACAAATATAACACTTGTATCTTGTATTCCGCCTGTCCATTGGAAACTTCCCTGTGTAACAACAGATGATCTTTTTATATCTGCATTCCAATCAATTTGTTCGTATATTTTAGTTAAATTAAACAACGAAGATTTAGCTTCATCTCTGAAAGCGTGTTCTTCTGTCCTTGGGAACTGTCTGTAAAATTCATTTAAAGCATCTTGATCTTGTTTTAAACCATCTACTTCATTTTGCCAATACTCGATAACGCCAATTGTAATTGGTGTTCCTTGAGGACCTTTGACAAGGTCTTTTGGTGTGTCAAAGACAGGATAGCCGTAAGAATCAATGTATCCTTCGTAATTCCATTCCATAGGAACGAACAAAGAATAGAGTCCTGAACGTGTTTGCCCATTTGCATTTCTTTTTGTAACGTCTGAGTCATTGTATAATTTTTTAAAATTAGCACCTCCTTTGTCTAAAGCGTTTGAAGTTGATCCCATCATACACTTACCTATAATTCTAGAACCTAATCTAAGTGTAGTTTTTGTAACTCGCCAATTATTTAATATATTGTTTGGTCTCTCCCATTTACCTGATTCATCGTGTACTAATAACTTTAGTTTTTCACCATCATAAGCATTATCTCCTGTATTTTTCCAATCAATAGTTGTATCAAGTCCTGCTAATTCCTCGTTTTTTTCTGTAGATACTATAGATCTTCTTGTGAACTTAGAAGCTGGTACTCTATAAGCTAATTCTGTTTTAGGACGATCCATACCGTCTTGTATTGGTTTGAAAAAGAAAGGATAATTAACCGATATTGGTACTACCTTGTCTGTAAACATTTTTTTAGCATCAGCACCTGACTTAGATAATATACCAAATCTAGCGTCTGTTGATATCGTGGCCATATTAACGCATTCGCCTGATGCCATAAAGGAAAATCCTGAACGTCTATTTTTCAAATAAGACATACCATAACATCTATCATCAGCTCTACATGCTTCCCAAAATATAAAAAACAATCTATTTGCTTCTCTAAAATCTGGTTGACCAACATCAATTTTTGACCACTGTAAGTACATATAATGAGTTCCTGTAATATAAGTAGAAATACCTTTATTTATGTACCAAAAACCTTCCTCTCTTCTGTTAAATTCATTATCAATATAGTCATAGTATTTTTCTTTAAACTCAACAGGATACTCTCTCCAGTCAAACACTGTTTTAATTTTACTTAAAACTTTAGGGTACGTAAAAGGCGTCCATTTATCTTTTTCAAAAACGTGAACTTTTTCCGATTTAGGTAATGCTATTTTTAAACCTTGTATTTCGTATATTTCTCCTATTTTACCAGTCTTTGAAATAACTACAACGTCGTGCTCTACGTTATAACCATACTCCCATTTTTTATACCTATTTAATTGTTTTATTATTTTAGGTTTTATATGATCGTCTAATATTTTATATAAAGTTTGCTCGTACATTATTTAGATCTTCCTTCAGCAAAACCACGAAATGTAGTTTCTTTTTGAACTTCTTTAGGCTTTTCATCTAGCATATCTTGCTCTTCTTGTATTCTATTTAATATTTCAAAAGCATCGAATACACATAATTTTTTTGTTGCTGCTGCGTTTTTTAATCTATCAGCTGATATATCATCATTAGAATCAATTATAGGTTCTTTAGCTACTTTTATTAATTCTTCAACTGCTACTTGTCCAGCTTGGATTATACTCCTCTTGGTTTTCTTTATTTCCATATTTAATTACAATATCATTTGATTTCATACAATAAAGACGTTGATCGTCTATAATAAATTCCCATTCAGCACCAGGTATAAAACCTATAGTATCCCCTTTGTTAATATTAGATGCTTCTAATACACTATTGCCAATTTTAACTATTCCAATACTAGGTTGTTCTTTTCTGTTTCTTAAAGAATCAGAATTTTTCAAAGGCACAATAAAACATCTGTCTCCAAAAGATTTCCAAGTAGTGTTGTTTTTATATAAGTAAATCTGATCAACAGCAGCAAAATATAAATTATCTTTAAAATAAGACCTGCTATTACTTTGCTCACCTTTCATGTTATAAAATCTTCGAAAAATATTTTGGTGAACAACAATTGTATCACCTATTTTTATAGAAGTGTGTAAAGCTATTGGCACTGCGATTACTTTTGCTAATCTATTAACAAATTTCCAAGATTCAATTTTAGTGTTAAGTATTAAATCTTTACCACCTACTGTTTTTTTATTATCATACCTATCACCTATAGGTTCTACAATAAAGTCATATACACTATTCATTAGTACTCTAAATCATACTCTATAGATATCGCCATGTTTGAATTAAATTTCTTCCATGGTAAAACCTCATTGTTCTTTTTTATATGTATATTATACGAGTTGTCTTTCTCATCTTTAAGTATGTGAGATATTTCATGACCACCGTACACTTGTTGACCTACAGAATAATGCATTGCTTCATTTTTATAATCAGAACCTATGCTTATTTTTCTAATCACATTATTCATCTTCTTTGGTTTCCGTATAAGTACCGTCTTCTAAATTTATATTTATAGAACCGTACTTAGTTTCTAATTCTTTTTTAACAGCGTCTTGGTCTTTATTAACCCCTGCTATTTCATGAAGTATAGCGTGTTTTTGAGTTTCTGCTAATCCTATTTGTTGTGTTAATTCAAAAAGTTTTGATTGAAAATCTCTAACTTTTGTTAACTCTTCTTTTGTAATTTCTTTTACTTTTTTCATTTAATTTAATTTAATTTGCAATTAACCAGTATTTTTTATATATAGAGGTTTTATTAGTACTTCCTTCAAACTCTACTGACAAAGTGTTTTGGTCTACATACTTGTAAGTTAAAAATACTTTCCAATCATTTTCAGGATTGTAAATCTTTGTTTTAACATAATCATCTCCTTCTTCAACAACAATTTCTTCTACAATATTGTTGTCTGCAAAAGAAAAATTAGTAAATTTAAATTCTTTTTTATCGTGTAGTATAACTACATAATAACTTGTTGCGTCACTTGACCAAACTCCTTTTAATTTTTCGCTAAAGTCTTGACTTTTAACGCTAATACTAAACAGTATTAACGCACTTAATAATAGATTTTTCATTTAATTGGATTTAATTAATATAATACTCTTAGTTATTATCACTCATTTTTTTGAATTTTTCCACCCCACGTGAACCAAAATACGCCACATAAACTGTTATCAGCAGAGATTTTAATAAATCTACCCAACTTTCATCAACTCCAAACCCTATATTTCCACTATCTAAAAGTATTAAAACAATTAAAGACACAGTTAAAAATATAAGAGTCATTGGACGCGTGTTTTTGGAAAGCCATGAATCGCTCTTCATGTCGCTTGCCCAACGTTTACTTATTTCTTTCATTTCAACTATATCTTGTTGTAATAATAATAAAGCTTTTTCTTTATCTTCTGGCGGTAAAACCGGGTCTTTGTGTATAAGGTTTTTAACTAATCCAAAAACGCCATTATCTGGCAATACATTACCTACAGTATTTAATATACCTGGAGCTGCATTGGATAAAAATCTACCAACCTTTGTATCTTTAAATAATTTTTTACTCATTTACCTTGGGTTAACAGCACAGCCGCAGCCTTGTTTACCGCTTTTTCCGATTTTAGGTTCAAGCCATTGGCCAGCTTTAAATATTAAATCACTAAAATCAAGAGTTGGTAACGGTAATTCAAAACCCTTTTTATTTTTGCTTGCTCCTCTTAAATTAAATAGATCAGAAGCACCTTCAGGTATTGGTGTCGGCTCTACAGGTTCAAATCTCTCATCGTAGTTTACCGTAGAGTAAGTGTCTGTGTTTGTGATATCTTCCTCAATTACCCCTGGCGGTGTAGTGCCACCACCTGGAGGACTAGGAGCTGTATTGCATTTGTAGAATCCTGATTTAGAAATATTATCCATGTTCATTACAATTCCTTCGCAGTCTTCTTTAAAATCTGGACGATCATTTGGTGGTGATGGTGGTATTTCTTCTACGTTCTCTATTGTCTCCGCTCCAGTGAATGTGGTTGTTGTAGGAGTCTTAAAACTCGTACCTTTTATTGATCCGTCTTCGTTGTAAATTAGTTCTTCTGTCGTTTCACCAACTTTCTGAACGCCTTCGTCATACTCGTAATTCTCTTTTGGTTGTCCTGTTTTTGGGTCAATTTCTTGTTCTTGATGTAAAGGACTATTGTTGTTTACTGGGCTATTTCTATCGCCTCTTGCAATAATTCCTCTTGCTATTTCTGATGCTTCATCCATTTTAGCTTTTTTCTCGTCAAGATGGTTTTTCCTTAGCTCAGCTAGCTTCCTTTCTTTTTCAATTCCTTCTTCTTGAATTTTATCAAGTCTTGTAGTGTCATAATATTTATCTTGAAAATCATTGCTAAAAGTTTTAATTGCATTTGCCTTATCATAACCTTCACTCATAACTTCATTAGGATTTCCAGATACGATTTGACCGTCTACAATACTAACTAAACCTCCGCCTTGCACCATCATATCATATATTTGATCCTCAGTGTATTGATTTTCAGGAATCGTATAACCACCATCTTCATTAGCAATTCCTCTTTTTGTGTTAAACATGCTACCTTCATCAATTTCCATTCTTCCAGACTTCAGTTTTATCTTACCATTTTTAAATGATAGCTTTCGTTTTCTGTTATACAAATCATCAGCTAAAAATTGACCCTCAGTTACTTGTCCAGAGTTATACATATTAGCTAATTGGCTTGCATATTCTCTTGCTAAATCAGTTTCGCTTACTCTTTCGTCAAGTTTTTTATCATAAAATCTTCTATTTGCTTTATTTCCTCCAAATTTATTACTACCTGATACAACTTTTTGATCAGAAGAATATATGTTACTTTGATTTTTTGGATCATGAAAATGATTATAAGGGGTTCCAGTTTTCTTTTCTTTTAAATTATGATTTAAAGGACTTTTAATTTGAAAAGGATTTTTATTTTGATTATATGCCATGTTTAGTATTTTTTAAATTCGTCTGTTTTAGAATATGCTTCTGCCTCCCAAGGTAAGTTTTCTGCACCTTCTTGCATTTCAGCTCTTGAATATTTTTTGCCTTTCCAGTAAACGTTCTCATCATCGTAATCTAAATCACCTCGCTTCATTTGATCTAAATGAATTTTTTCATGATCTATAACGCTTTGTCTTTCTTCTGGATCTGTTATTTTGTCTGATACTAAAATAGTACCGTTATTATTAGCTTTACCTAAAACCCCTTCTTCAAGATCAGTGCTATATATAGGAGTGTTATCTTTACTAAAGGGCGCTTTTACAGTAAAATTATTTTTTAGTCTAAGCATATTATTTTGAATTGCTATAAGGGAATTTTTTATTTAATGCTTCTTGTCTTTTTGCACAACCGCAAGGTTTATTAAAAACTCTAGAAACAGCTTGTACTGCTGAATTGATTCCAGTTTTTTTAGTAAAATTTGCTATGCTATCACCTAAACCCTTTGGTTTCATAATTTTATATTTTTTAGAATATTCATCATATCATTTCCAGCTTTTGATTCCAAGTATAAATTTGCTTTTGCTTCTGGAGTATATTCGGGTTGTTTGAAATTGTTTCTTTTTAGGTGTTCATTCCATTCTTCTCCATACTTCTTTTTAAAATCATCCATGTTGTAACCTGGGTTTTCTTTTCGCCAATTTTCTACAAAAGCTGGCATATTTTCAATCATAGCTTCTCTAGTTTCATATTCTCTATTTTCTTCTACACCAGCTTCAAATTCTAATTTTTCATTGTTTTTAAGATCTTTTTCAGCCTCTTTGTTTTTTGTAATAGATTTTGCAATTTCTTCTGTTGCACCTACTATAGATTGATTAATAGCTTCTCCGCTTTTAAGTTTAGCATTAGATATAGCTTGAGCCCCGTCAGCTATATGTTTGCCAACTTTAGCTCCATCTAATTTAGGTAAATCAAAACTAGTTGGCATAGTGCTCTTATATTGATTTAAAGGAGATCTATTGTTGAAACCTACATTAAAAGAATTTCTATTAATAAAATTGCTTTTTAATTTACCCATTATGTCCATATTACCCTGCGTGATAACCTCTTAAAGCAGATTCAGCTTTGGATTTGCTTCCGTATTTTGCTGGCCAAGGTTTGTCTGTTTTATTACTAATTACTCTCCATGCTCCACCCATTTCTTGAATACAACCACTTCCACCTTCGTCTTTAGCGCAAGCGTTAAAAGGACTATCTGGTCTGTTGTCCATCATATCGTCCATTTCTCTATCTCTTAATTCTCCAGATCTTTCATCTGCTAAAGATCTTCCTATATCTCTACCTACTTTTGCGCCTTTTATATCAAATAAAGATCTTCCTATATCTCTACCTACTTTTGCACCTCCAAAATCAAAATCACCAGCGATTGGAGCCTCAATATCTCTACCTTTTTTTGCAGCTTTCGTTCCACTTCTTTCGTCTAACATCTTAGCTTTTGCAAGCAGTTTTGTTACTTTTTTATCTTCATAGTCATAATCACCTGATTCTGCACCAGATCTTTCAGATCTTTTTTGAGCTCTTCCTCTTAATCTATCAGCTCTATTATTCATTGGTGATGGAGCAGAACCGGTGTTTTGTCCCATACCAAATGAATCATCAAGTCTTTCATTTACACTCATATGATGAGGTGAATCGTGATCGTTTCTGTCGTTTTCTAAATAATGTAATCTAGCAGAAGCTGTTAGATCTTTATTGTATGCTTGCTTAGCATCGTATCTCTCGCCTGAATAACGAGGGTGATTTCCACTGTATCCTCTTCCCATAATTAGCTCATTTTTGGATCAGAAGAATAAGCTCCTTTTCCTTTAGATTTTTCCATTCCTTTTGATTCGTCTCTGCGATCTTTCATAGATTGATCTTTACTAGACTCTTTACCATCTTTAGCTAAACTTTCATCAAGCTTATCATTATACCCTTGTCTGTTCATTGGTGAATGAGGGTGATCGTGAGAACCTTTAGCAGTATCATAATTCATAGCTGGAGAACCTTCAGCATCACCTTTTTCAATATCTACTATTGGCAAGTCTGTTAATTCTCTTGAAGCTTCTTTTGCATACATAGGTGATTCCATTCTATGCATACCACCTTTTTTTTCTGCTTTATACATTTTTAAAGCTGAATCCATCATTTTTAATGGATTTGGTTTATTGTATCCCATTTTTTTGTTTTTAATTATTTATTTTTAATCTGTATCTAATGCAATTATATTACTTGCATCACTTTCTGTAACTCTTTGAACTTTTATTTGACTTAAAACATCAATAATACCACTAGCTCCTTCATCTGTTATTTTCACTTCCTCTGTTTGACCAACAGGTATAACTGTTATTGATGTTCCTCCTTCTAATTGAACTAATAAACTATAACCGCTATTACCTTCTAATAAAGAACCTCCATTAGCTCTGTAAACTTTAAAATCATAAGGAGCCGCTAAAGCAACAGGTGTTAATAACGTATAAACAGTGTTTAAGCCAACTTTATTAATACTTATTATTTGATGAATTTCTTGAGGCTCGATTGATCCTGTTGGAGAAGCTTGTATAACGTCTCCTGTTTTAACTACCAAATCATTTCCAGTAGTGAAAGTTACTGTTGTTCCATTTGTGCTACTAGTTTTTGAAAGAATGGATCCTGGTTCTGGAATATTTAAAGTAGCGCTTGGCACCACTGGTATTGCTTTTATAAAGTCTGACATAATTTATCCTTTTGCTATTTGTGTTATTGGCCCTCTTCCTCCTAAAGGAACTTCGGCTAATTTAAGTTTCATTCCGTATATTCCAGAACTAGATCCTTCGCCGTGAAGTCTACCTTTCTGACTTAATGGTCCGTCCCATATTTGAGACTCACCAACTATACCTCCGCTTTTTCCACCCATATCTTTAGTATGAGCTGGATCTATTTTAAAATCGTCGTTATGCATATTTTTTATATTAAAAATTTATTAATGGTTTTTTGTATGGCTGTATGCCTCTAGCTTGTTCACTGCCAAAAATTCCTTCTGCTGCTACTGATGTGTTAGGAGAAAAACCTCCCGCTAGAACCTGAGGATCAACGTTACCAATACCAGCTGGAGCTGCAGTTGAAGCAATATCTGTCAATCGCGCGTCACCTCCGCCAATATCATTGCCCAAAGTAGGTGTTGTATTTCCTGTGTTAGGATTAAAACCCGTGGCTGATATGCTATTAGCATCTGCGCTAGAAGCAGGTCCAGTTAAGCTGGCTTGCATAGTTTGTGATGTAGGATACCCTAATCCACCTAATATTTCATTTCTAACAATTGAATTTGAGTTATTCCCGTTATTCCTGTTTCTCAAGTTGTCTCCGGTTAGCGATCCTATTGCTCCTGCTGATACTGCTGACATATTATCTGTTTTTATCTTTGTTTACATTGTATATAGCTTGAGTCATTACTTTGTCTGTATAGCTATTACCTTTTATTAATTTATTTCGTCTCATGCTAGTTGGAATATCTTCTTCGTTTAGCATAATCCGATACATTCTTTGTATTAGTTGTTTACCTTTAAAAGAAACTTTATATATATTATACTTTTGAGTTGTTCTATTTCTATTTCTCCATACAACTACCCAGTCGTTTTGTATTAACTTGTTCCATCTACGGTTATCCCAACTATAAGAATAAGTACCTTTTTTAAAATCTTTTATTGTAAATAAATCAACACAATCAAGATATATTAACAGTTCTAAATCTGAATCATTTAAGCCGTTGTTTTTACAGGCCCATTTACGTATTATACGATAATGTTTAAGCAAGTTTAAATCTTTAAGATCTCTTGCGTCTAGCCTTTTCATAAAACAACGACAACATCTTGCATTTTAATTACATGATAAGTTTCATCACCTAATTCAATAAAATGACCAGCATGCCTGTCAAAAAATATAGTATCTTTTTCTTTTAATCCTTGTACTTCTTCACCGACAGATATAATATTAGCTTCTACGTACCTTATATCAGATCTGTCGTTTTTATTTAATAATAAACCACCTTGTGATTTAGTTATGTTTTGTTCTACTTTTTGTATAATTAAATTTCTACCTATTGCCTTCATTTGCTCTAATATTATTAATTACACAATTAGTTGATAATATCGTAGTAGCTACAGAAGCCGCGTTTTTTAAGGCACTTTTTGTCACCAGTAAAGGGTCAATTATACCTTCTTGTATCATATGCACCATTTTGCCTGTAACCACGTTTATACCAAAACCATCTTTTTTAGAAACTTCTTTTTCTATTCCAGCATTTTCTAGTATTATATTGAAAGGATATAATATAGCTTTTAATAATATTTCTTCACCTATATTTAAGGGTTTTATATTACTTGAAGCATTTAACAAAGCAACTCCACCTCCTGAGACTATACCTTCTTTTATCGCGGCTTTAGTAGCACATATAGCATCTTCTACTCTATCTTGTTTTTCTTTTAATTCTATGTCAGAATTAGCACCTACTTTAACTATAGCTACTTTAGCTGATAATCTAGCTAACCTGTGTTCATAACCTATAACCTCATGAGGTTTTAGTTTTTTGTTTAATTTATCTTTTATATTAGATATGATTTGCTCTACTTCTTTTGGAACGTCATCTACTTGTATAATAGTTTGATCATTTGTTGATGTTGTTTTTAAACAAGAACCTAAGTAGTCTATTTGTATTGTGTTTAAGTCGTCACCTAGATTTTCATCTATTATCTGAGAATTAGTTAATAAAGCTAGGTCTTCTAATATTTCTTGTCTTCTTAATCCAAAAGCTGGTGGATCAACTACATTTACTTTTATATTACCTTTCATCTTATTCATTACAAGTGCAGATAAAACCGGTGGTTCTACATGACCAATTATAAATAAAGACTTATTAGTTTTAATAACATGCTCAAGAACAGTTTGAACTTGTCTTACTGATTCTATTTTAGAATCCACAATCATAACTAAAGGATTGTCTAGTTCACAAAGATTTTGTTCTTTGTCTGTAATAAAGTTTGGATTTAGTAATCCTTTATCATACTCTATTCCTTCTACAATTTCTACTTCTGTTTCAGCAAGTGATGAAGATTCCATTATAACAACTCCTGTTTTACCAACTTCTGTAAAAGCTTCAGCAATTAAAGCACCTAGTTCAGGGTCGTTATTTGTAGATATTGTAGCAATTTCTTTTATTCTGTTTTCTACTGGCACCGAATTAGTCTCTAAATAATCTATAACCTTGTCAACAGCTGAAAGTATACCTTCCTTGATTAATCTATTATTAGATTTATCTAAATGCTTATAAGCTTCATTAAGTATTGAATGAGCTAATATAGTTGCAGTGGTTGTGCCATCTCCAGCTTCTTTAACTGTCTTACGAGCAGCTTCTTTTATTAGTGTTGCTCCTATGTTTTCCACAGGATCATATAATACTATTGAATCTGCTACTGTTACACCATCTTTGGTTATTACTGGGTTTCCATGTTGATCTTCAAGAATAACGCATTTACCGCTAGCTCCAAGTGTGGAGCTAACAGCATTTGCTAATTTTTCAATTCCTTTAAAGACCTGGTCTCTGGCTTCATCGCCAAAATTTAGGTTTTTTACTATCATTTGATTAAATTAAATTAGATTGTTTATTTAAATGTTTTAATTACTTTTGGTCCTTTTAAGTATTCTACTTTTTTCAGGTAGTGAGCAATTGATGAATCAATAGCTTGTTCAGCTCCTTCTAAAGTTTCGCGCCTTGTCACGTCGTTCCACTTTTCACAAGCGCAACTATTTTGACTAGGATTACATTCGCAATTAAGATCCTTGTATTCAGTTTGGTAAAACCCATTTGGTAATTGTACTATTCTCCAGTTCTTTTTTTCTGAAAGATGTTTCCAAAGATTAATGGTTTTTTCTGAAATTTGTGGTTGACCGCTCCAAGAGCTAGTCTGGTAAAAAAATGTCATTGGTTTTGGTTTTAAAATTAGTAATTGGTTAATGCTCTAACCGAGGTTAAGACTAGGTGAGTGCGTATTGTAATCTAATAGTTCTAAAATACACTTGCTCCGTACCGTCTTTTGGTAATGACACAGTTGTGCGTCTACCTCCTGGTGCTTGATTGCTTATTGCTGCTGATGTAGCTTTTTTAGCTGCAACCATCCATTCTGCTGAAGGTTTATTAGATGCTCCTGAAGGATCACCAAATTGTGCTTTTGACACTTCTAGTTTGTATACTCTTTCTTTAAGCACTTGCTCAGTTGTTCCTCCACCAGCTGATACCTCTATAGTGTTTGCAGGAATGTTTGTATAGATTTCAATACTATTTGTTGTTCCGCCTGCTTCTGTTACTGGTTTAATGAACGTAATGATATCGTCGTTAATTAAATTATCACCATCCATAAAAGGCTCTGCTGTAAAGCCACCTTCACCAGCGGCTCCGCCGTTTACTACTATTAAATTAATAAATCTTGTACTCATAATGTTAGTTGTTAGTTGTTAGTTGTTAGTTGTTAGTTGTTATTGTTATTGTTATTGTTACTTAATTTTTTTTTGTTTTACTACCACGTAGCAATAGCTACTCTTTTCCAAGTATTTGTAGCTGTACATACATAAATGTAATTAGTATCTGTCGCTATTTGACCAGTTATACCTGTAGATGTTGCAGTTGCTGGAGCAGTTACATCTGAAATAGTACCAACTATGCTACCTATAGTAGCCGTCTTTGTTGGCATGCTGGTTTCTGACACATCTGTTATTACAACTAAATCACTAGTTGTAGGAACTATTGTTGGGTATGATGAAATTATTGCCATGTTTGTTTTATTTAATATAATAAATCTTTATATTCCCACCCAAGACAGTTTATTCCTTCAGGTAAAGTAACTATAGCTTCTCCTGTTCCGTTATGATTAGATATTGCTCTAGCAATAGCCGCGCTCACTCCGTTTGAATTATAATTACCAGTAGCAGTTGGTGTACCTGATATATAAATATACATAGCGGTATAGGCATTAGTGTTGGCAAATGCGGCGGATAATTCTCCTTTTAATAAGATGCAAAAAGCTGAAGTTGCCGAACTGGTTGCGCCAAACGATGTATCAAAAGAGCCTATTAGATCTAGAGGTACATTAAATTCTCCAGCTAAAGCACTTCCGTAGCCGCCAGTAAGAGTTGCCCCTCCGATACTTTTAAATTTTATTGATGGTTTCATGTTTTGTAATTTTTATATTTTTTATTTTTTATTATGCATCAGTATATTCTAGAGAGCTTATAGGTACATTTATGTTTGTTACCATTCCACTAGGGTTATCTCTAAATAAAGCGTTATTTATTTGTTTAAGTGCTGTTGCGGCGAGTGCTTCTGTACTGAATTCTAAATAAATAAAGCTTTTTGCGTTATTTCTTAGAGGTAAGTACACTGTTTGAAGATCACCTGAATCTCCATACCATGCATGACCATTAACATAGTCTACGTTAACCATCATACCAGAATATGGGTTTGATCCATTAAGACCATTAGGGTCGAATTGTAAAAATTGTGCCATTGTTTGTTTTTTTAATGTTGTTTGTTTTTCTTTATGCAGTCCAGCTTGATACTGTAACTCCTTGTGGTGGATAAAAATCTACGAGAGTATTTGATCCATGAATAGCTGATCTTTGAGCTTTTGCAAGCATTTTTAAAAACATCTCAGTTCCTTCTGCTTCTGTAGGCCAAATACTACCTCCACTTACTATGTTATCTACTAATAAAATAGCTGTAAAACCACTTGTTTCACCGTCAAGCTCAATTAAAATTGTAGTTTGCTCAACTGAAGCAGAGTAATTGTTTTTAACCATTGACTGTACTTTACTAGCATTTAACATACCTATATAACTTCCCGTGTAGGTGTTGTAAATTTTTAAATATATATCGTTCATTTTTTTATTTTTATTATTTTTAGTTTAGCCTTTATTATGGACAAGGAAATACACAAGTAGTTGAACTAGCAATTCCACATCCAGTGTAAGTGTTACTCATAACTATGTGTCCTTGATTAGTACCGCTACTGCTTATGTACATCTGAGCAGTTCCACCACAGAAGAATGTACCACCATTCATGGCGTTTTTAGGAAAAGTATAATCAACACCACCAGCTGTATGTTGAAAAGCAGGTAAAGAAAATGTGGAGCTACTCATGCTGGAACCAATAGGTGCGGACATTGAAGATGTTCCTAATGGGTAAGGGTTACCTGAATTCCAAGAACCCCATATATACCAAGGACCACTAGGTCCTACGTTAGAATAATAAACTTCAGCAGCGTAAGATTCCCCAAAACCAGGACCCGACCCAGATAAATAAGATCTATCACAACCAGTTGGACCACCACCCATGGAGTTAGAAATTTCTGGAATATTTGTCAAGCCAATCCAAGGTTGTGAACCTTTTGAGTCAAACCATTGAGATGTTGCAGAAGAACCACCCATGCTAGTTAAGAAACAACCTGTATAGCTCATACTACCGTTTAATCTATTATCCCATTCATTAGGTGCAAAAACTTTTTGAATTTCTACAGGACATAATTCGACGTATGTTATAATAGAATTAGCTATAGTAACTAAAAACTTACTTCCACTAACAACACTATAATTTCCATCTGCTATCGGAAGTAACATACTATTACTTTGAAAGATTGAATTACCTATTTGAGGAGTAGAGAATGCAGAGTTTTGATTTATGTAACCAGTTGTAGATGGAGAAGCCGCACAAGCAGCTGCTAAATCTGCCGCTTCTTCATAATTTAATGCTAATGCAGTGGCTCCAGCGTTAAAAACTCCGTTTACTTCTACATTACTAATATAGTCGTTTAATAAAGAATTAGCTCCTTTACCACTTGAGTTATCTCTTATCCAGTGTTCTACGGCTGTTTGCAGTGACACTACTGGAGAAGATAAAACAATATTGACGTTACCCTCAGCTTGACTCGTGGCTCCGATGTATTCTATATATATAGAACTACCTGAATAGGTTATGTTTCTTATGTTATTTAATAAAACTGGAGACGATACCCCGTTTACACCTTTTGCATATCCGTACATTTGTTGTTTTTTTAATGTTGTTTGTATATTATATATACTTACAGGTAAGAAGAGGGTTTTACATAAACAGTGACATAAGGGTACTACTATATAACTATAGCTACCTATTGTCACTAAAATAAAAAAGTGTCACAAATAGAGAGGCTGGGTGTTCCCCCCTACTTTTTTTTCTTCTATTTCTCAGTAAAACTCATTTATTTTTGCATATCCCGGTGCTTTTTAACACAGATT